AAGAAGCGGATAAAAAATACTATGAAAGCGAAAAAGCAAAAATAAAAGCGGAGGTTTTTCAACATGGAAATCAGAAAAAAGCAGCGCTGTCCGGTGTTGGCGGCGGCCGTGATAAGTTTAATGCTGTCAATAACAGCTTGCGCAACAAGTCCTAAAATTGAATATGTCTATGAAGCGTACGATGTCGCTTTTCCGCTCTTTCCCGATCCTGAACCGGTTATTTTTGATGATGCGACGGAAACGGTAAGTATGCCGCTGTGGTATTGGCAAAAGATAGCGGAATATAAAATTGAAGTGGACGCTATTCAATCATATTTTGAAAAAATACGGCAGCTGCAAAAATAGAATATGACTGCGTATAAAGATGGCGCTATGACGGTTTATATTTCCGGTCCCGTTACAGGGATAAAACACAATAACGATCCCGAGTTTTATAAAATGGAGAAAGCGCTACAAGCGTTTCTTTGCGATGTACCGTATGTAACGATTGTCAATCCGAGGCGGCTCGCGAAACGGGTTGATGCGTACTTTGAAGAAATATCATGTATCCTCAAAAAGAAAAAGGCGGCAACGTGGGAAGACTATATGCGTGTTTGCATTGCAGAATTGGCAAATTGTACGCATGTTATTGTTCTGAAAAATTATGAGAAATCGAGAGGGGTGCGGGTTGAATTGTTCATTGCGAGAGTGCTGGGTATACCAATGTTTTTTAGTTTGGAAGAACTAAAAAATAATGTGTAATTGATAGAGGAGGCTTTTATGAAAAAAAGCATGTGGGTAACGGTTGCGGCGGCGCTTATCGCTGCAGGTGCTGTTATTATGAGTTACGGTGTCGATTGGTTGATTGATACCGCCGGATGTATTGTAATGCTCTGCGGGGCATTGCTTGCTACGGTTATTGCCGTTAAAAACAGAGACGATAAAAAGCGATGGATTGTTTCGCTGGTGTGCGCTTGGCTTGGCGTTGTCGTCTTAGCTATTGCCGGTTTGGTGCGGTTTAAGGGCGTGGTTATCCTTGCTCTTGCGGGGGCTGTTTTAATCGCTGCGTACTGGTACATCGAATACAAACGGCGGCGGTAAGCATTATTTGAGGCGGGCGAATATGCCCGCCTTTTTTTTTGTAAAAAAATAAAAACTTTTATAAAAACACTTGACATATTATAGCGAGCTCGCTATAATATGATTATCTTAACGATAAGGAGGTTGAAATGAAGAAACGCAAAAAAGAAAAGCCGCCCGAAAGGACGGCTTTGGTTCTAGCGATTATCGCAGCCCTGATAAGCATTGTCGATAATCTGCTGGAAATAATCCTAAAACTGCTTGACCGCTAGCAACGGTTCGGCAGAGGGAGCTCGAAAGAGCTCCCATTAAAAATACTTTATTTTAAGGGAGTTGTCAATGAATAAAACGCTGTTTAAGGTTTTGAATGTTGTTTTGGTTATATTTATCGCCGTTACGGTTGTAGGTATTGTGTTAAAGGTCGTGAACTTTTTTTAAGCGAGGCTTATATGTTGTATTCGGTTACGCAGGCGGCTGAATTAAAAGATGTTTCAGTTGCCTTACTGCGTCGTTGGTGTAAAGAAAACGGATGTCAAAAGGTTGGCTGGTCGTTTCTACTTTCGGAAGATGATTTAAAGCGCTTTGATGAACGAAATAAAAAGGTAGGAAAACCGGCTAAAAAACCGGAGCAGGATTAACATTTTAGGCGGGTAGATATGCCCGCCTTTTTTATTGCCTGTATCCGGCATCGTCTGGGGATTTACCCCGGGGCAAGTTAAGAACTTTTGTATGCTTTACAGCTTCTTTCTATTGGTGTTTTGACTATCGTATGCTATGATAGATTATAGAAAATATCATTGATAAGAGGTGATTTTTAATGGGTAGATACAGTAAACTGGTGATAAAGTTCTGGATTGTAATGGCTGTCGTTGGTTGTGGGATTTTTCTTTTTACTGAAAAGACAGAAAAAGCTTCTGTGGAAAAAGATATTGCTGAAAAAGTTGAGCCAGTCCAAAATGAAGCGCGTGTTTCAGAATCGTTAAGTGTAACTGATAAGCTCTTTGGAAAAGGTAAAACGATGCCTTTAAGCGAAAATCCGATAAGTCAGATTTCCTTTGTTGAAAAAGATATTTATTTTAAGGGTGAAAAGACAGGTTCCTTCTGCTATGGATTGTTGAAAGATGACATTATAGCAAAAATAACACTGGAAAACATTGAAGAATTTTGCCGTATGATCTTACCTACTGCCGATTTTAAAGCGATATGTATATTTCCGTTTTTAGATGATGACATACAGAAAGGTTTTGTATTTATAAAAGCCGGGGATTTTGGGATTCATGGACATTTTGGCGTTTTTGATAGACAGACTGGAGCCATAAGTAAGTCTGATTGGGAGTGTTACTACGATATATTAAATAAAACAATAGAAAAATTTGAAGACGAAAGTTAGACTTTTAATATTCAAGGCGGGCGATATGCCCGCCTTTTTTTTACATAAATTCTTTTTTTGTGTCTCTGGTTATAATCTTAACATCACAATCTAAAATATCAGCTATTTTTACAACCTCGCTATACGAAAAAGTGTCTCGGTATATTTTCGTACTCATTGCTTGAGGTGTTATCTGCATTTTTTCAGCAAGTTTTTTTATTGGCATTTCGCGTTCTAATAATAATTGTTTAATTACTTTTCCGGCTCCCATTTTTCAACCTCCTGCTTTATATTATCATTTTTGACTATAAGATACAATATAAAGCTATAAAATATTTAAATTTGTTATATTTCCACTTGACAGGATATTCATAAATGACTATTATATAGTCATAAACGTTATATCAAATCGTAGTAAGATATAGCAAGAAAAAGACCATAGGAGGCATAATAATGATGAAGGGAAAAGAACAATACGCGATTGCGGAATGGCAGCGGTTAATTGATCAGCAAAGTACAACGCTTGTACATTCAATGGCAGAGATGAAAGAGGTGTGTGATGAATTGTCTATGAATTCTGTTTTGTACGATATTGTAATGCTTGAGCGATCTCTTGGCAAATTAAAGGAACTGTTGCCGAATTGGGTGCAAGCAGCGGGTAATACTATCGAAATGAAACACAAGATGATCATCGGCGGAAAGGTTTATCATGCACTCTTTGCCGATCATAGCGGGGCTATCGGCAAATATGTTGGAAACGACAAATCCGGGCCTGTATACCGCTTTCCCGGCGGAAGTTCGTACAGTTCTGGTGCAGATGAGCTTTTTAATAATGTGCCGGATAATAAATGGGTTGAAGAGTTTTATTTTTAACGCAATCAGCCGGAGGGTGCTCCGGCTGTAAATGCTTTTTAAGGGGGCGATTATGAATACGAATGCACAAAAACCGGATGTACAAGCGCTTAGTTTTGATGTCTTGGAAGAAAGAACGGATAGTATAGCCCGTGATGTGTATGAAGCGGCTTTGTACTACAAAGAAGATGCTGTCGGACTTTACGGGGCGATTATGTATGCTGCGGTCAAAATTCTTGTTAAAACCGAACGGCTTGCAGAACCGAAAACAGAGGCGGAGCGGCACGAAAAAGAGCGGCAGGTTGCGTTTATTACCGATTTAATATATCGGGACAAGGCAAAAAGGGCGGCAGTATGAGTGAACGGTATATTGATTTTAAACATAACAGGATTATTGATTCTACTTTAGATGCCGACGGCTTTTTTGCGTGCGGTAAGCGTGAACAGCGGGCACAGGCGCTTTTTAAAGAAGTGGGGCTTTTCTGTAGGGTGGCGTATACGGACGGCGTGCCGATTGCGTATATCGACCGATTCCGCGCTTCCTGTTTGGAGCTTGCGCAAGAACTTGAGGAGTTGGAGCGGATTACTCAAGCGTATAGCGCCGGACAATCCGAAACCGGTCAACCGTGTATGACTGCCGAACAGACGCCGCCGTATGGGGTGTAGGTAATGGATAATTGAATAATGTGTAATGCGTAATCGGTGTTTGCCGGTTACGCATTTTTTTTGTGAAAAAAAATTCAAAAATTTTTCACAAAGCACTTGACATAAAATATCACCAGTGATAAGATAAAAACATCTTAAAGACAAGGGGGTGATAAGTATGAAAAAGAAAAAGCCGCATAAGCATAAAGCAAAATGCGGCTTTGGTATCCGGCAAGTGTTGAGTGTTTTAGCCGACATCGCAACGATTACCGGATTTATTTTAAGCCTGATTAGCAGATAATCGGGCGCGGTTGGAAGGCAATCCTTCCAACCGTTACTATAATGACTTTATGGAGATGTGTCAAATGGAAATTAAGTTAAAAGGTATTAAGGCTTACCTGTATATTATTATCTTAGTGTTAGGTGTTATCAATTGCGGCTATCAGCTTTTTAGACTTTGGGGGTAAATATGACTACAAATGAAGTAGCCGAAAAAGCAGGTTGCAGCACTATAACAGCGCGTATGTGGGCATTAAAAAACGGGGTGCCATTTGCCGGTTCAGATAGGGCTAAAATTTATTTATGGTCTGAATCTGACTATGAGCGTTTTTTGCAGCGTCCTAAACCCGGAAAGCGGGCTAAAAAAATGAATGCAAAGGATTAAAGCGCAAAAAAAAGCGGCAATCGCCGAGTGTTACCGATTGGATACTAGCACTATCCGGTTTGATAACAGCGATTACCGCACTAATCGAAGCGCTGCTTAAATAAGCAGCGCGGGTCGGAGGTAGAACTCCGATCTTTATAATGCTCAGTTTTTATGGAGGTGTCAATATGACAAAAAGATTTAAATGGTTGTTTGCGGGGTTCATTGTTGTATATGCGTTTTATCTGATTATAAAGTTTACTAAGGGGGTGTAATATGACACGGCTTGAAAAAATAATGATTGCAATTCTTGTTTTACAGGTATTGCAAATACTCATTTCATTATCACGGTTTTTACGGTAGGAATTATCCTTTAATGCGTAATCGGGGTTTGCCGGTTACGCATTTTTTTTGTGATAGGGTTGATTATTATACGCCAATGGCGTATAATAAAAATATGGAACTGATAGAAACGCCGGTATTTAAAAAGCAAATAGATCGCTTGTTAGATGAACTAACATACGCGCAATTTAAAGAATATTTAGTATGTAATCCGCTAAAAGGAAAACTGATTAGAGGAGGCGGCGGGATAAGGAAAATACGGTGGGGAAAAAAGAACACTGGGAAAAGCGGCGGTGTACGAATTATTTATTTTATAAAAACAGACACACAAATTTATTTATTGTTTGCTTATGCAAAAAGTGAGGCGGATAATCTTACGCAAAAGCAGACAAATATGTTGGCAGCATTTGTTAAAGAGGTGTTATTATGATTGGACGTAAAAAAATGAGCGACGAAATGTTTAACGAACTTATGCAAAGTATTAAAGAAGCAGCTTTAATTGAAAAGGGGGAGCTGCAGCCTGCTCGGGTTTCTGTTATTGATGCTTTAGATATTGCGGCGATACGTAATAAAACCCATAAAACGCAGGAAGAGTTTGCAACGATGCTTAACATCAGTATCGGAACCTTGCGTAATTGGGAGCAAGGACGGCGTAAGCCTGACGGTGCAGCATTATCGCTACTTAAAGTGGTGTCTGCCAATCCTCAATACGTAGAAAGTGTGCTTCTTGCATAAAAAAGTTTTCAATTTTTTTTCATTTTTTTCTAAAAGTTAATAGCTTTTATAAAAGCCCTCTTGTAGTCTTAGGATTATAAGGGGGCTTTTATTATGAAAGAAGGTGTTCAATCATTCTTTTTGGCGGCGGGCAATAATGGCTGCTATTGTTTTGCAATTATTAAAATTGCCGAACGTATTACAAAAACAGAGATCGATCCTCTATCTGCATTGCAGGCGGGGATTGCTAAAAAATTCATCCGCGTCAACGAAAAAAACTATTCACAGGGTGATAATTTTTATGTTGCCGAACCTGCTCAATTTTTAACGTATCTTTCCGGCTGGAAGTGTGATGTAAAAAAAGAAGCTCCCGATTATCAGCTAAAAGATGGAGAAATTGCCGTTGAACGCTGGGACTGCAATGGCAGAACGCATTTCAAACTTTCCGACTGGGATTCTTTAGAAAATTCGCAAGTAGTGAAATACGGAAAAATCGCATCATTGCGCGTATTTTATCCGCTTTAATTCTTTTTGAGGCGGTTTGTATGAAATTTGCAATAGACAACGTTATTGACGGCTGGTTTGACGGCATTACTGCAGCACAGGTAACCGAAGCGCTTGCGGGACTTAAAGATGGTGAGACGTTGGAGCTCAGTATTAACAGTCCGGGTGGAGACGTATACGAAGGGATTGCGATTTTTAATGCAATCCGTGAAGTCGCAAAAACGCATCCGGTTATTGTTACAATCAACGGTCTTGCTGCAAGTATGGCAAGTTACATCGCGCTTGCAGCTCGGACAGTTGACGACAATGCAGTTGTAAAGGTGTCGGATAATTCTATCTTTATGATTCACAATCCGGGCACGGTTGCTTACGGCGATTATAAAAAATTTGAAAAGACGGCAAGTTATTTAAAACAGCTTGCGGGCGCGTTGGCTGGTGTGTATCAATCAGTTTCAAAAAAAAGCGAAAAAGACATCCGTGCTCTTATGGACGAAACGACGTTCTTTGTCGGCAATGAAATTTTTGAAAACGGATTTGCAAATGAATTTGAAAAACTTGCAGCTACAGAACAAGACGATGCTGCCGACGCTCCGCTTATTGAAAGCCGTGATACGCTTATCGTAAACGCAAAATTAAAAATCAAAAATTGCTATGACAAATTACAAAAGAGTGCTGAAAAGGACGGCGGCATATCGATAGAAAAAGCGGCCGCGCTTTTGCAGACACCGGCAATTTCCGGCAAGACGGTTGCCGCGCATAATGATACAAACACAAATGGAGGCAGTATGAATGTTGAAGAATTAAAAGCAAAAGACGCGGCGTGTTATGACGCTGTTTTTGCATTAGGTGAAAAAGCAGGGCGCGAAAAACAATCTGCGATGGTGAGCGGACATTTGCGCCTTGCGGCAAAGTGCGGCGCGTATGAGCTTGCGGCAAAGTTTATTGAAGAAGGTAAGCCTGTTGCGGAAGAGTCGGTGCAGGATGCTTATATGGATTTTGCAATGACTAAAGCGCAGGCGCAAAACCGCATGGATGATAATCCGCCTGCAACGCATACGGAAGCAGCGGAGAATAATGCAGACGAAAAGGCTTTAATGGCTGAGTTTGACAAAGGCTTTTTCGGAAAAGAATAAGAGAGGTTTGCTATGGCAAAGATTGAAACGAGTACGGTTGATACCAGTACCGTAGTGTTAGGCAATAATGATTTTGAAACCGGTCTATTGGCTGCCGTGCCTGCCAATACGATTGTGAAAGCCGGTACATATCTAAAACGAGACGGCGAAAAGTTTGCCGTGCTGACAACCCCTGCCAGTGAAAAGGTTGTAGCTATTGTGCCGTTCGACGTGGAAAACGAGAAAAGCAGCGTTGCTGATGTTCCGTTCCGTGCATTGATTGCAGGGCGTGTGCGTGCCGATAAGGTTTTGCTGAACGGCAATAAACCGACGGTTGAACAGCTGGATATGCTCCGTGCGTGCGGAATAATTCCGGTAACCGTTACGGATGTTTCGCAAACTGCGTAATGCGTTTGCGAAGTGTGATAAAGAGGAGTTGAATACTATGTTGCCGAATTTTATTACCAGAATTGTACAACTATTTAATCAAAAACCTGACATCAGCAAGATGGGGTTTTTGTCTTCGTTTTTTAAGACATCATCCGATTCGTTTACCGATGCGGAAAAGTTTGAATATGACATAACCCGTTCGGGTGAAGATGTCGCACCGGTTGTCCGCAATTTAAGCACTGGAGCGGTGCTGATTGTTGAGGATGAATTTCAAAGTAAAAGCATTCCCTTTCCGGTGTATGCGCTTGCAAAACCTGCCAATATTGCGCAGCTGATGAAACGGCAGCCCGGAGAAAATGCCTATGCCGACAAAGTCAACTGGTTCGGAAAGCTCGCAAAAATTCTGGTTGACGGATTTGCAAAAATGACGGCGATGATCCGTTATTCGGTAGAGCTGCAAGCCGCACAGCTTTTGCAAACAGGCAAAATCATTTTAACCGACAAAAAAGGAAACGCAACGTATGAGCTTGACCTCAAGCCGAAAGCGTCGCACTTTCCGACGGCGGCTATTGCGTGGGGTGCTTCCGGTGCAAACGTGCAGGCTGATATAACCGCGCTTGCTGATGTTATCCGCGATGATGGTTTCTGTGATGTTACGACGTTGATTTTCGGGAAAAACGCATGGGAAAAATTTATTGCCGATCCGGCTGTTCAAACGGCATTGCGTCAAGACGGTTTACGGCTCGGTATGCTGAACCCTGCCTTAAAAGATAAGGGCGGGAAGTATATGGGTTATATCGACATTGGCGCAAACCGCTATGATTTGTGGGTGTACAATGCCCGCTATAATGAATTCGGAAAGACGGCAAAAACGAAATATGTGCATGACGATAAAGTTATTTTCTTGCCGGATATTGAAGATCTGGATTTTAGAAAAATGTTCGGCGGTATTCCTACAATCAACACGGACGAAACGTTCGGGCAGCTGTTTGACGGGAAAATTCAGATCAGCGAAGAATTTGATTTCCGTCCGCGCGTATGGTGGGATGCGGAACGTGAAGCGTATATCGGAGAAATTAAAAGCCGTCCGTTGTGTTGGCCGTTTTCGATTGACCGCTTCGGCTGCTTAACAATCCGGTAATTTTTTTTTGTAGGAGGATATGTACATGAGTAAATATAAGGTTGCTGCAGGTTTTGCGTTTACGGCTGGCGGAGTTGTGTATGCGGAAGGCGATGAAATTTCCCTTGAGCAATTCGGCGGAAATGAAGCGGCTTTTTTGGTTGTCTGTGAAAAAGGCATGATTATTACTGTTCCTGATGGAAAGGGTAAGGGCGAAGGCGGCAGCGAGACGCCGCCTGATGATGGCGGTGATGGCGGAAAAGATGGAAATGGTTCGCAAAAGACGCTTGATGCTTTATATAAAAAAGAACTTGAAGATATTGCAGCGAAATTAAAAATCGAAACTGCCGGGAAAAAGAAAGAAGAAATTGTTGCCGAAATTAAAAAGTCGATTGCCGATTATCTTGCCGCTATCGATACTGCGACTGACGATCAAATTAAAGAGTTTGCCTTGTTCTTCGCTATCGACGTGAAAGATAAGGCGAAAGATGAAATCATTGCAGCGTTAACCGAACTGCAAAAATAGGTAGGTGCACAATGAATATACGGGAGCTTGCGGAAAAAGATTTGTCTTTTACATTGGAAAATGCCAATGTCAGCGGCTCCCGTTTTGTGCTCAGCGATAGAAAGGGGAATCATTTTAATTTAACCGGTGCAGTCGGCGACATAGGTTATCTTTTAAATACGGACGGCGTGCCGGTACAGGGCAGAACGATAACGGTTTCATACCGGCTTTCTTCGCTTGCGATGTACACAAAAGAAACGCCGCAAAAAGGGTGGCAGGTGTTGTTACGTGATTTATCCGGTGCGGAATATCGGCTCTATGTTGTTCGGTATGAACCGGATCGGACGATCGGAATCGGTAGGTTGCTGTTGTCGGTACAGCTGAAAGAGATGTAGAGGCGTAACGGTATGCAGGCGCAAATTCAAACGCTTTTAAAAGAAAAAGACAATGTAGAAAAAATACGGGATGCTATAGCGCTTGTCTTAAAAAACGAATTAAGCAATCAATACGCGCTTGCAGAAACGGCCGGTATCGAATCGCTTGAAGATTTTAATATCGGCGTGTATTTGGAAAGCGCTCGTCCGTGGGAATTAACGGAAAATGAAGCGGGCGGCAATCCGTTTCCGCTTGTAAATATTTTACTGAACGAGACGCGCCGTGCTGAAGGAAAAGCGGGGAGCGCAATCGGACGGAAAAGATATACCGCTTCTTTTTCTATCGATTGCTATGCGTGCGGTAATGCCGAATCGGATAGCGATGATACAAGGCAAGCGACATTAAAAGCGTGGCGTATTGCATGCATTGTCCGTTCAATTTTAATGAGCGGATTTTATGCATATTTAGGGATGCGCGGTGTGGTGCTTGAACGGGATATGCCCGGTATAAAAACAGGAATTCCTAGCAACTTAGCGGAAAGCGCTGCTGCCGTAACCGTAGCGCGGATAGATTTTTCCGTTTCGTTTTATGAAGACTCTCCGCAAGGGGACGGTGCGGAATTGGAAGAAATACAGTTTGAAGCGGTCGGAAAAACCGGTGAAGTTTTAATACGGATATAGGAGGCATTATGGGAGTTTCAGCAACGGCGGTAAGCCGCGTATGCGGTGTAAGCGTCGAATACAAAAATTTTAATTCAGGGAAAGCGTTCATGCTGCCGCAACGCTTAGCGGTTATCGGGCAAGGCAATGATGATGCCGTGTATGGTTTGGATAAGTTTGAACTTGAAGGAAATGCTAATGCGGTCGGAGATCGGTACGGGTACGGCAGCCCTTTACATCTTGCGGCGTTGCAGCTTTTTCCACAAAACGGAAAAGGCGCCGAGTTTCCCGTAACGGTGTACCCTCTCGCAAAGGTGAAAACGGGGGTACCGGCAAAAGGTGCTATCGGTGTTACGCTTGCAGCCTCCAATGAAGGTGCTTCGGGTAACGGCGCCGGTACGGTGTATGTCGGCGGTGTTGCTGCCGAGTTCGCAGTTAAGAAAGGTGATAAAGCAGAGGCAATCTTAAAAGCGATAAAAGAAGCGATTGACGGTGTGTTGAATATGCCTGCAAAAACAGGCGACATAGCAGCCGGAGAAATTCCGCTTACGGCAAAATGGTCGGGTGAAAGTTCCAACATGATTACGCTTGAAATAGCGGCTGGTGTACCGGGGGCAACTTTTACGATAAAGAAATTTGCAGACGGTGTGCTTGACCCCGATGTAAATGCTGCATTGGGGAAAATCGGTATTGTATGGGAAACGTTTATTTTAAGTTGTTTTGATTATAAGAAAGAAGCGCGGCTTGATGCATATCAGGAATTCGGGGAATCTCGTTGGTCAGCGTTAGAGAAAAGGCCGCTGCTTGTTTGCCATGGCTGTACTGATGTTTTATCGGAACGTACAAAGGTAACAGACGAACGCAAAAAAGATGCAATCAATTTTCTGGTTGTCTCTGTCGGAAGCCGTGAATTGCCGTTTGTCATTGCAGCCCGCGCTCTTTTAAATGACATTGTTACAATTGCGAACAGCAATCCGGCGCAAGGCTATAAAGGATTATTGACCGGTTTACATTGTGGCTCTGATGATGTTCAGGAAAATTATATGCAGCGGACGCTTTCGGTTAACAAGGGTTCGTCTACTAATATCAAGAACGGCAATGTTGCGGAGCTGAACGATATTATCACGTTTTACCATCCATCGAATGAAGGGCAGTTCCCAAGTAAACGCTATGTTGTTGATTTGGTCAAACTGCAAAATGTTGTATTCAATGTACGGCTGATTATGGAAGCGGACGAATTGAAAGGGGCGCCGATTGTCAGCGATGATACCGTTACCGCGAATGTAAAAGCGAAACAGCCTAAAATGATTAAAACATCTTTTATGAATCTTGCCGATTCACTTGCGCTGCAGGCGATTATACAGGAACCGGAATTCAGCAAGCGGAATATGAGCGTTAAAATAGATTCAAATAATCCTAAACGGATTAACGTGCGCTTTCCGGTAAAATTATCCGGCAATATCGAAATTTCTGACACCGATATTTATTTCGGTTTTTATCTGGGCGAATAGGGGGTAGAAAATGATAGCGGGGCCTTTTGAAAGTCATACATTGAATGGACGCCGGTTTACCTGCGATGCCGAAGACGATGCGAAGTGGAAGCTCGGCGGGAAAAACAACGAAGTAAAACCGAACGGGGATGGAACAAGCCGCGTTGTGCAATCGCGGAAAGTCGATTCGATTGAAGGGATCAGTTTAGTCATTGATTTCGATAACGGGGACGATGAATTTTTGCAGGATTTAAAAAACTCCGGCAAAATGTTCGACTATTCCGGCACAGCAAATGACGGCGCTGTTTTTGCCGGTTCGGTACAAATTGTTGATGATATAGAGCTTTCATTCAAAGAAGGAACGGCAACCGTTTCGTTACACGGTAAGATTGAAAAGCAAGGGATTTAATTACACGGCAGTGTATTTAAATATATTATTTTTTTTAAGGTGAGGTGTACAAATGGAAAAAGAAGTAAAGATTGACAGAGAGACGGCAGTTGCCGAGTTTGAACGGTTTTGTGAAGCAAACGAAATCGATTATGACGAAAGCGTAATGACGACAGAAGACGTCGAGGCGTTTAAGCCGTTAAAAGAACGCTTTATAAACGCTTGTATGGATGGCCGCGTGGAGGTTGATGGGCGGAATATTAAATATACTGTTTCTGAGTATTCAGCTGATAGTTCGGGCGATGTCGTTGTTATTAAGCGTCCTACCGGACATGCGTTTATGGCCTTGGACGGCTATACTGATAAACAGCCGGTACATAAATTACAAGGTTTTGCTTCGGCTATAACCGGTAAAGAAGCGCGGTATTTTTCTAAAATGGATATGAGTGATTGGATGTTTTTCCAAGGGGTTATTAACCTTTTTTTAGCCGCATAATTTCCGTATGCGCAATCGGCGGAAGGGAAAAAACGGTATTGGGAGCGGGCGGTATTCAATTACAGTTGCTGCAAATATGTATGGATTACGCAACGCTCCCGCCGTTTTATGAAATGAGTATTGACGATATTCGTTTTTTCTATAAAGCGCGAATAAAAGATATTTGCAAGCTGCAAAAGGATGTATAATGGCAACAAAATATGCAGTCGCGACAGTCTATAAACTCATTGATAATATCACAATGCCCTTAAATAAAATCGGAATTAAGGGGAAGACTGTCGGACGTACATTAAAAAACGAATTTACAAAAACGCAACAGCAGCTTGCAAATATCGGTACAAAATTAAAAACATTTGCGAGCGGTGCTGCGCTTGTCGGCATCGGCGCTATCGGGGCTGGACTTGGCGTTGCTACAAAGCAGTTTGTTGATTATGACGCTGCTGTTACAGGGGCAACCGCTAAATTTAAAGATTTAGATATAACATCAGCCGATTATAAAGATAATTTGAAAGCGGTTGGTAAGGTTGCTCGTGATGTCGCTGCTGTTACCGAATTTAATGCGGTTGATACGGCGGGTGCATTGGATAAAATGGCGATGGCAGGTTTAACAAGTAAGCAGTCTATGGCGCTTCTTGCTGGGACGACAAACCTTGCTACAGCTGCAGGAGCCGATTTAACAACGGCGGTTGATATAGCTACTGATGCGCTCGGTGCGTTCGGCTTGATGACGGAAGATGAAAAAGCTCTTGAAGGAAATTTGAATCGATTGTCCGATGTGATGGCTAAAACAACAAATATGTTTAATACGGATATTGGAGGCTTTTTTGAATCAGCGAAGATGGGCGCTGCTACGTTTACATCAACAGGGCAGTCTCTGGAAGATTTTTCTGCAATGGTCGGCGTTATGGCATCAAGCGGTATTAAAGGTTCCGAATCAGGAACACAGTTACGCAACATGATGCTGTCTTTAGCATCACCTTCAAAAACAGCTGCGATGGCTCTTGAGAGAATGCATATAAAAACAACGGATGCGCAAGGTAACTTTTTAAATATTATTGATATATTGGAGCAGTTTGAAAAGGGAATGAAAGGAATGGGTGATGCCGAAAAAGCAGCTGCTCTTACTGATATTTTTGGAAAGCGCACAGTAACAGGGGTAACCCTTTTGCTTGCCGAAGGAACGGAAGGATTAAAAAAATATTCCAAAGAATTGCAAAATGCTGGAGGGACGGCGGCTAATGTAGCGGCTGCTATGCGCGGATCGCTCGCAAACAGGATCGAAGTTTTAAAATCTGCTTTAACCGAACTGGGATTTAAATTCGTGGATGCGTTTGCTGCCAAAGGCAGCAAAGCTATTGAAAATTTTACAACAGCGATAACAAATTTTAATCCAGCTCCTATTATCGATTTTCTTAAAACGGTATTTACTGTTGTTGCCAAAGTAGTCAAAATTTTGTGGAAAATGCGTTCCGTGATAAAAATTGCCGCAATTTCGTTTGTTATATTTAAAACAGCGGTTGCTGCAACTGTTATTGTAGCTGAGCTATTAGGCGCTGTTATTGGAACTGTTAAAACAATTATGACAGTGTTCACGGGGGTAGTCAAAATTCTTAACGCGGCTTTTATTGCCAGTCCTATTGGATGGTTTGTTTTAGGAATTGGTGCGCTGATTGCTGCTGTCATTTTATGTATAAAGTATTGGGATGCTATTACAGCTGCCTTGTCGCGGGCTTGGGAATGGATTAAGAAAAATCAGGAAGCGATATTAAATCTTGTTACTATTTTTACCGGTCCGTTCGGCGTAATTATTTCTATTGTCCGTGAATTTTTGAATGAATGGGATAGAATTACACAGGCGTTTACAAACGGCGGTATTATTGCAGGGTTAAAACAGATAGGGGCAACGATTTTATCAGCGCTACTGGCGCCGCTGCAAGGAATATTTGAACTGATTGCAAAAGTTCCCTATATCGGCGAACCGTTTAAGGCAATGGCAGGCGGTATAGACAAATTTAGAGATGCAATAAAAGGCGTTGACGGTGCGGAGGTAATCAATAAAGCTCAAGGCGCTGTTTCTTACGGCGGCGTTGGGCAGTCCGGTA